TCTTCTTTTTTAGCTTTAGTTTCAGCTGATCTTAATAAATAAGCATTAACAGCAATATTAGCCATAGCTAGGGATGTATAAAGACCTGTAAGTTCTTGTGGTAATTCTCCACCAGGAACAAATTGAATCTTATAGTGAGCTGTCTTTGGATCTATAACTACTTGTACTTTTTTACCACCACTAGTTTCGTGTTCGCTTAATACTCTCATTTTTTTCCTTTAAGTGATTCTCTTCTTTTAATTTCATCTTGACGCATAGTTTCTGTAGTTTGTGTAGACTCATCTTGTAGTTTATTCCAAAATGGAGACTTACCTTCTGCTATACGTTTCTCTGCACTTCTTTGAGATGTGGCATAAACATCTTCAGGTACTTTACCTGTTTCTCTAATATAGTTAAGATCAGCTGGATGGATACCTTTAGTAAGAGCTGGTCTATATGTTTCACTAGTTCCAGGTTTACCTATAGATACTTCAGTCATTACATCACGTTGATTAGGTAATCTAACTTCACCTAAGAAACCACGTTCTTTACTTTCTCCAGTAAATTCTCTTTTACCATAATCAGGTGTTTGAGCTCTTTTTAATTTAGAATAAGGACCAGCCATTATCTCTTCTTCATCATTTCTCTACGTTTGATTTCATCCTGAAGCATCTTTTCAGTGATAGTCATAGAATTCTTAGCAGCATCTGCTGGTGAAGTAAATGTACCTTGATCAATAGCTTTTTTAATTAATGAACTTTGTTGCATGTCCATAACTCTTTGAATCTCAGAAATAGGAACTTCTTCCATATCAGGTACAATACTACCTGGAGGTAATTTCTTTTTCTTTTGCATAGGCATAGTAGACATATTATTTTCCTAACTTTTTAGATTGTTTTTTAACTTTTTTAGTAGTTACTTTCTTTTTAGATTTCTTACCATATTGTTGAGCATTAATAAATGCTGGTGTGTTACTTGTGAGCATAACCATTAGTATTTTCCTGATGAGCTTTGTCTACGTCCATAGTTTGGATATGTAATACCATTCTTAATCTTCCAAGCTTCTTGACTCATTCTACGTTTTTGAGACACTGCTTGTTGTTCAACTTTAGGATTAGCCATTTGTTTTAATGTAACAAAACAAGCTGACTTAGCATCATTAAGAAGATAACTAAACATCTGAACTGGGATATCTGGTATAAATGAATCAGATAAAGTAAAGGTTACTGATCGTTTACCATGACATTGAGTCTTACTATTTTGTAAATTAGACTCTACAGTATTGTTAAAAGCATCAAATACTACATAATCATCATCAAAGGATGTAAAGTATGTAGGAGCTTTATCTTTATAGATATTAAGTTTAATACCTGTAGCGTCAGTTACTACTTGGATATTAGTAGCAGTACTAAGTCTTTGATCTACAATATCAAGAAATTCTTCTGGAGTCTTGTATTCAATCTTTGTATAACGATTACGAGTCTCACCTGATTTCTTACAATCATATTTAATCCATTCAAGATCAATGATTGTTTCAGGTAATCTCATGTGTGTAGGACGAGTTACCGTACCACTTGTATCTAATTGAAATAGCTCTTTAAAGAATGGATAGTCTTTACCATCTACAATATTGTAGTAAGTAGACTTAATAATTTGAGCTACTTGAAGAGATTCTGTACTATCATTGATAGAGTTGACTTCATCTGAATCCATATCAGACATGATGTCTTGTACCATTTCAAGTAGTGTCATTTTAGCCATGATATATTCCTATAACTTAACAGCAGATAAACCTGCTTCAATAACTGTAATTGCGGTAGATGATGATGTTGCATCTCCACCAACATAGATAGATAGTAATTGTCCTGCTGTAGCAGTTACGATACCAGTTGCTGATACATGTAATTTATCTGCACCATTACTAAATTTAGAAACTGTTAAAGTTCTACCACTTGACGTACCATCTAAGTTAAATTTAAAATTGTATAATGTACCATTAGCAATAGAAGCTGTACTAAAATGAACCCAAAAATTAATTAAATAGTTACCTGCTTCAGCAAGTGTGATTGTTCCATTAGCAGCAGACACTGTTAATACATTAGTTATACCAGCTGTCCATTCTGTACCTGGATTTAATTTAGCATAGGCTGATGCTGCGGAAAGTGTTTGTGCAGTTGCTCCTGCATCAATATAAATTTCGGCATGTGCTTTTCCTGGAGGATAGACCCAAGATCCTGAACCAGCTCCATCGGATTGGTATACTTTACCTATAACGGCAGCAGCTACACCTTTTGGTTCGTGAATATCTGGATCTGTAATTAATTTGTGTTGGATCGTCATTTGAATTCCTTATAAGAATGGAGAGGCTCCTACCATCGTAAGAGCCCATCCAAGTTTGTTACTTAGTCCTTGTTGTAGATATACTCAACAACGATGCGACCAGCACCTGTGAGTAAGTCATCAACTGAAGGAGCAACTTTTAATTCACCAGCTGCAGCACCAATTGTTTTACCAACTAGAGCACCTGCACCAGTAACTACATTACCTGCAGTACCAATTGCTGTTTGAGTTGCCTCAGCAGCAGCAATTAGACCATCAGCATCAATTACAGTACCATCAGCTTGATAAAGACCAATATTCAAGTCAGTAGTAGTAGATGTTGAAGTAAATGCTACGTCAACATATAATTTAGCTGAAACGATAGTTGCGTTAGCTGGGATAGAAAGTTGAAGACCATTACTTCCTTGTGCAGGAAGATCATTGTAATCAAAGTCCCATACAGCTGACTTAATAATACCGTTCTTTGTTGATTGTTGACCACCAAACTTACCGTTTGTAGTACGAACACCGTAGTGGTTTGCAACGCCACGTTTTGCATCAATTTCGAATGTCATAATATTTCTCCTTAGTATGTAGAACCACTTGTTAAAATAACGCCAAGTGTGTCAACACGTTGGGCACCGAAACCGAAGCGTGATGTTACTTGATACTTATCAGCACGTTCTTCGTTGTCTCTCCAGCCTTCTGTCTTAGGAGCTCGTCTCCATGCGTGCATAACTGGTTTTGTTGAATCATCAGCTACACTCATGAATACGTTAGCAACGTCACCAATTTCTGCAGTGTCATTAGCTAAATTGTAAGAAGAAGCGTTTAATGCTTCTGTTGCAGTTTTAACTGGTAAGTAATTAGAAGTCCAAATATCGAAACCGAAAATGTTCTTCACAAACTTATGATCACGAGCAAAACCTGATGTTACGATACCTTCGAACATTGGGTTGTTTGAAACACTAACCAAGTTGGTGATGCTATTTAAAGTAGCTTCAACAATTGGATCAACAATAGCAATACGACCACCAGCAGGAACGCCAGCTTTGTCAAATGCTAATTTCATAGCAATGATGTCGCTTAAAGTCATAACACGTGTAGTTGCTGAAGCACCACCAGCTACCCAACGATGTGGACGACCATTTACTAAGTTTACGTTTGCGTTAGTTTGAGCACCGTTTGCTACAGCTAGGAAACGTGATTCATGGTTTTCACCAAGAGCACGTGTAGATTCCATAGCACGCATTGACATAAGTGCATCAACTTGAGCACCATCTTCACGTAGTTCATCAGAAACTTTCCAAGCGTCACCAACGTAGTCAGTGATAGAAAGTGTGATGTTACCTGTGTCGATAGGATTAAAAGCTAAAGGTGTATCTTCAGCAGCATCTTGAAGTGTAACTGTACCAACTGTCTTAATGTTTAAAGTAGTGCCTGAACCAAAGTCTGATACATCTCTGTATAAACCTTCTGGCAATAAGAAGTCGTGTAAGTTGTCAAGAATGAACTGTGAATACTGTTGTGCTTCAATAAAAGCAGTAGTATTAGAAGTTAATTGAGACATAATATTTCCTTATTAGTTAAGTTGAGATTTAACTTTTTCACCAGCAATCTTCCACGCATTAACTAAATCTTTCGTTGTCGCACCTGATTTAACTCTAGCTGAAAGCTGATTGGGATCAACTTTAGTATTGAGTGCCTCTGTGTTCACAGAACTTGATGATTTACCTACTGGTGTAGATGAGCCTTCAAGACCTGAAAGTTTTAATACTACGTTTGGAGAACTAGCTGCCAAGTTATTTAATTGCTGAACATTTAGACCACTCTCTTGAGCTATTTTATTGTAGACTTCCTCAGCTTTATCGCCATATTTTTCTACAAATTTACGAGCTACTGCATCAGCATTAGACTTAGCTTTAGCTTGTTTTTCTCTATTCTCTAGAGTTTGGTTTAAAAGGTTCGTAATTGTATCTTGATCTATTCCAGCAGATTGAGTGGTATTCTCAGGTTGTTGGATGCCAGACTTCAATTCATCTAGAAGTTCTTCTGCAGTCTTACGTTTAGTTAGTTCTTCCTTCAAAGTAGCTAATTCAGACTCTAAAGTTTGAATATGCTTCTGTGCGTGAGGAACTGATTTTAACGCATCTTCTACAGAGTTATACTTCTTACCATCGCCTACAAAGTCTACAGCTTCTGTCGGAATCTGAAACTCAGGTTTTTGGCTATCTTGTGTTTGAACTTCGTTGGTACTTGGTTCGTTATTCGTTGCTTGTGTTGCTGTTGCTTCCGTCATTTATTGCTCCTTGGTCAGGAATAAGATTATATAGTTTAAGAAAGGCTTTTTGGAAGCCTAATTGGTACGCTTGATGCTCAGACCAGGCAGGTAGAGAGAAGTTATCCTCATCTAACGACTTACGGTTTGACAAATCAAGCTGTTCTTGGATATACTTTCTAAGTTCTAAAAAGACTTGGTTTTTAGACAAGCTTTTAGCTTTTTCAGATTTTAAATCCATATAATAATTATACCATAGTTTTGTTAAAAAGTCAAGTTAAACTTACATCATACCAGCATTAGGATTAAGGGCTTCTTCTTGCTGCATGAGCATTTGTTCCTCTAATCCTGGTGTGGCTTGTTCAGTTTGTATTGACTGCTGTACTTGATTTACAAGTTTTTGAGTCTCGGCTTGTTCAAAGATAGCAGCATTATCCTTAATAAATTCATATTGTTCAAAGCCCATATACTCTTCAATCATAGACGCTAAGCGTTTAGAAGAGAGATGTGGAGCTATCATTTGACCCATAGGACTATTAAAGATACCTAGCATATTTTGAATGAGCTGTGCTCTAGCAGCATAATGACGAGCTCCGATAGGACGAAGTTTGCCTTTAGCCGTTATATCTTCTTTCGTAATAGAAATGAAATCAGCTACGCCAAGATCATCATCCATTACCCTAGCAACTTCTGCAATATCCATATATCGTTTAGATACTTCTAACATAGTGTTGATGATTGGTTCTAGGAATTCAATCTCAAATTTGTTAATCTTATGTTGGAAGATGCGACTTGCGGCATTTTGCAGTTGCTGTACTTCAAAAGCAGTTTTCTCACCTGGACTACGGAATCCCATAGCTTCTTTAGGTGCACCAGCCATTTCTTCCATAAGTTGAATAAGAGTGCCAATTTCATTATTAACTTGGAAAGCAGCTTGGTTAGGAGGCATTGCAGTTACATCACCATCTTCAGGAATATGGATGGTTGATTCTGGACCCCAAATAAATGGTTCTACATCACCTTTAATCTTAAGAGGTGGATGGATAGTTAAGTCAAGAGCATCAGCTTTTAAGTTCTCTAGATGGTCAATTCGGTATTGCATACCTACTAAATTATCTAAAGGACCCATAGCATAAAGGTTATCTGGACGAGTTCTCCAACCTACATGATGTTTAGAATCACGACCTAACCATGATGGATTCTCAATGTTACGGATAATGTATCTACGATCAATGATAGTAATCAGACGTTTTTCTAGTAATTCGTCTTTTGTTTCATCAAATACATCACCTTCAAACTCAATGATTTCAATTAAACCTGATTGATAGTACTCATAAAGAGAACCAAAACCATCAATGAGATAGCCTTCAGCTTTATTAACATCTTCCATTTGGAAAGCAGAAAGGTGTTTACGGAACTCTGTAGCGTGTT